TACTTCCCAGGCGTCATCGTAGACCATGTAGCCGTGAAGCACGACCTGGCGAAACTCGGGGCCTACTGCTTCAGCCACATACAGCACAAGGCCCTTCCCCAGTTGGTGACGACGAACAGCCGCTTCTTTCCGTGTGCGAATGCGCCTGACCTCAATGTTCCTGCCCACGTCGGGTAAGTCCCTGTACTTATGGTGTTCGGTGGCATGCCACACATGGCCGTGCCAATACCGGTTCGTGTGCTTGGCGACAGCCAGTTCGCAGATCGCAGCCGCTACCACGGCCGTCCGGTCGTCCTCCATGTACTCGCTCTTGTAATGCGGAGCGTTCGACTTCGTCCAGTTCATCGTGTACCGGCGAATGCCCACATCGCAGGCATGGGCGTACTCCCAAGGCTCTAGATCGACCGTGATCATGGGTGTACCCTACCGGTTCACCACGCAGGGGTCAAGAGTTTCGATGATCCTCACACGCCGTTTGATACCGGTGGTCGCTCACCTTCAGTTGTCCGGGCTTGCCACACGCCTCGCAGACCATCGAACTCAATGCCTCAAAGTGGTTGATGAGGAGACGGAAGATCTTCTCGTACTCCACAGGCGCACCTTCGGTCGCGGTGTAGATGGCGTAGAACCGGAGCGTCCCAAACTTCTGCTTGACCTGAACCACCTCGTAGTCAGGGGCGATAGCCGTCAGCAGAGAGTCCAACTCGGTGACAAGGGGGCGCCAACCCTCCCCGCACTCATAGACGTTCTCGGGGATCATCCTCGAAGTCTGGTGTTGCACTGCAGGCAGAACTCGGCCCACGGGTAGTACCTACGCATGTTCGTAGGGTGCTGGCAGTCCAACGACTCACCGGCCTTGTCATTGAGGGCGTCCCTGATCCATTGAGACATGGAGACGCCCGCCTTCTCGGAAGCGCGCTTCCATCGCTCCTTGTCAGCCTCGGGCGCACGGATCAACACCTGCTTCTCAGCGGGGCCGTCATCCTCCTTCAGCATGGGGGCTACGGACATATCCATCGTTTCTACGACCTTGTCCATCGCGGCCTCCAGGTTGTCCGTTTCCTCATTCATCGTCTTCCTCAACGATCTCGATAACTTCCGGCTTGCCCTCGGTCAGAGCCTTGATCTCGTCTCCGGCCAACACGCCCGACTTTACCATGATGGCTAGCAGTTCACGGGCTTCTGTCTCGGGGTTGAAAGTTGACGCCGGCAAAGCGTCGTTCGCACCGGCCAGCGAGACACGGACGTTCTCGGAGATTTGGCCCTGCACGTCCATCTGGACATTCACGTTGTTCTGTTCCATGCCCAGCAACTTCGACCGTCGATCCATGATGGACAGCACTTGCTGGATCGCCTTGATGTCGGGTTCCACCGAAACCTCCGACCCGTCGTCCAGGGTGACCTTGCGATGTTGCGTCATCGGCCAGATCGCCTGCTGGAGGGAGTCCAGTCGTTCCAGTTCCATGCGAAGAACCTCGGGGTAGGCCATGAAAGCCTCGCGGTTGAGTTTCTCCAACTGACGATTGATCGACTTCGAGACCACAGCGGGGCTCACACCGAAGCGTCTGGCGATCTCGTGATGGGCTACACCAGCCTGTCGCATCTTGAACATTCGCAAGTCACGCTCAGCCAGGAACTCACGGGTTGTCACCTTGCCAGATTTCTCTTCACTCATCTCATGTCCTCCCCCACTCGACGACCTCAAATGGGAACTTCTTGCCCCTTTTGAGAACCGCCGGGAAGTCTCGAACGTCACGGGCCCCTCGGAAGTGACCCACCTTGTACACGTATTCTCCCACATGAGACGGGTCTGGCTGTAAAGCAAGTCCGAATTCAGGCCAACGTGACCACACCGCCGACCCGAACGGGCGCAGGTCACGGGTGGACATACTGTTCCCCAGGGGAGCATGGTGTTCCAGCCACAAGCCCACATTGTAGATCTGTCGGATCGTGTCAAGGTACTTGGCGACTTCAATGGCGATTGCTTCAGAGGTTTTAGTCCCGGGATCTACGAAGGACTTGTACAACGGCCCCATCACGACAAGGTCGGGTTGTACCTCTTCGATGTGGTTCTCCAAGATCAAGCGATCTTGCGAACTCAAGAGATTTAGGCCATCGGGCTTGATCAGCAGGTGTGCGTCCATCTGCTTCTCGTACCCCATCGACTTAGCGGCTCCGACAATGCTTGCCGACGAACGCCGGATGATCCGTTCCGGGTTTTCCAAGTCCACGGTGAGAGTGCGAATGCGAGGCATCCGTTGGAATGAGAACGGGTGTACCCCGAACGAGGCGAGGATCGCCACCTGTCGTGCGAGCATCGTTTTGCCCACGCCCTCAGCCGCGACCACGATGACACGTTCCCGCCGTTCGATCAACCCCGGAATGAGCCAGTCGTATGAGTCATCGACCTGTTCTTCGACGAACTCACCCCAGTTCACCAGCCGACCGGCATCGATATCCGGACTCGACCCACCCGACGACAACAGCAACGACGCCTTGTTGAGAATGAAGTTGGCCGACTTGTCCTGTTCGAGAAGTTGCCTCAGTTGAGCGAGCGTCTCCTCCGCCGGCGACAACGGGGCCGCCTCGTCTTCAGGGGGAGACTCCGTGATTTCCTCAGGACGATCAATTTTAGTGGGGTCAATCTGTACAAGTTGATCAACCGTGCCACCGGCCTGAACGTGATCAGTTATGTCCTTTTCTGTCGGGCAGACGAATAGCGCAACATCGCACTTTGCCTCTTTGAGTCGGTCGTGGACTTCGAGAGCATGTCGGAGTCCGACCTCGTCGTTGTCCGCAATGACGTCCACCGTTGCCCCAGCAAGTGCGTTCGTGTGAATGTCGAGCCACTTACCGGCTCCCCCCGGCATGGTCGTGGCAACTCCACCCATCGCATTGATAGTGTCGGCATCTTTTTCTCCCTCTACGACGAATACTGACTCGCCGTTTGCCTTGGCCCGAAGCACCGCAGGCAAGTTGTACAGAACTTTCGGTGTCTCACCGAGTTTGTAGTCCCAGCCACCACGCCCATCGGGTCGGCGTTGCCGGAATGTCTTGCGCCCTGTGTTCTCATCAACGAACCGAACCTTTTGGAACAGCAACGTGCCGTCAGCGTCATGAAAGTCATACGAAGCGACGAACTTGAGTTTCGCCGGTTCCTGCTTCGGGTATGTGGGACTGAAGTCCGAAACACGGGGCTTGGAACCCGCAGGTTTGAGTGCTGAAAGTTCTAAACCAACCGCAGAACAGATTTGCTCAGCCTTACAGCCAGCGTTCCTATGACAGAACAGCAGTACTTGACCGTCATCGTTCTCATGGATCGACAACGATGGGTTCCGGTCGTCGTTGCGACACGGACACCGTGCTTCCCAGCCGTTACTGGAAGTGACGACACCATTCAGGCGTGACAGAAACTCCTGAGTGTGTTCGAACACTAGATGACACGCTTCCGGCGACCAAAGCCTCTTTCGTTCTCGTCCAAACCACCCCAGATCCCATGCTCTTCGGGGACTGACTGTGCGTACTCAAGACATTCGACCCGCAGAGAACAATTGCGACATAACGCCTTCGCCAGGGCCGCCTTGTCACGCACTTCCTTGAGGTGAACACCCTCGGCCAACCGCGAATACGGGAACCAATAGTCCGTCGGATAGCCCCGACAGGCCGCAAACTTCGTGCTAAACACTTCCCCTCCTTGTGAGTCGTTCTACATCGCCCGCCGAAAGAAACAGTACTGCCCCCTGAACCTTCGGCGATCCGGACGGCCAATGTACCGACACATCAACCGCTTCCAACGGTATTCCTACAATTTTTGCGAGTTCGGCTCGTATTCTCGCTACTTCTACTTCGCCGGTACTAAACGTGTCATCGAAGTGATCATCGCTCGGTAAAACAAAAGATGGCTTCGGTGCATACTCCGCAATTTCTTTTGCTTTCTCAGCGGAACGCTTACACCACACGCACGCTAACTTCGGTGCTTTCGATGCGCGAGGACGAACTTCGACATGACCGCACTCAAGGTGATGGTGATACCCGATGTTCCCCCACGATCCGATCTTTCGGATTTCGACAACCGCACGCTTTGGTGATTTGCGATGCTCCGTCGTCATGACCCGCAACATTAGTCCACGGGTGTGCGCAAGTGTGGGAACGCGAAGAGCCCCCGCCGTGGAAGCATCGGCAGGGGCTCTTCTTGTGCGCCAGTTCTGCCCGGGGTAGAAAGGAAAGACCCCCGACTGGCCGCAACTACTTTACCGTATCAGAACGGTTCGTCGGCAGTACTCGCCTTTCGCGGGCTTGCGACCTTCGGTGCTGCGGCGCCGTCAGTCCCGCCTCGCTTCTTGCGGGTGACGCTTTCGATGCTTCGAGTCTGGAGTGCGACAGCATCAGCCACCAACTCCACGAAGTTCTTCTTCACGCCTTCCTTGTCTTCGTAAGTGCGCTGGTCGAGTCGTCCGTGAACGATCACGCCCATGCCCTTCTCCAAGACGTTTGCCGTGTCCTCGGCGACATAACGCCAGCAGGTGATGTTGAAGTACGAGGTGTCTTCCTTCTTCTCGCCTTCGCTGTCCTGCCAGTAGTGGTTCACGGCGATAGAGAACGACAACTTCGGCGTTCCCTGGGCCGTGTACTTCAACTCTGGATCGGTCGTGACATTACCGATCAGGGTTGTGGGTGACTGGTTGGCCATTTTTCCTCAATTCTGGGGGCGAACCCCCGTCGTGTGTGGCCCCATCGTAGTCGGGAATTTTCTCCAATGACAACCAAACTTCGAAATTTCCTGTAGCCTCCACAGCCATGAACGCTTATGCCCAAGAAACGCTAGCCGTGATCAACCACATCAAGGAGATGCTTCTCGCATTTACCTTTCTCGACGACGTCTCGGAGGCCGACCTCGAAGACCTCAAGGACGAGGCGCAACTCAAAGCCGAACTCATTTGGGAGTCCATGGGTGGTGTGGTCATGGGTCGTGGCGCCGGCGCCGGCCTCATTCAGGTCGAACTGGAACTCAGGGAGGTCGAACCGTTCCTGACTCGCAAGGCGAACGAGACGTACATTCCTGAGGAAGAAATCTGACGCATCGCCCCTGCGTGTGGGGTATTATTTCCTAATAACCCCTAGATTCCGTTACAATCCTGTAACATAGATC